ATGCCTGATTATTAGTAATCGTTGTGGGTGATGCAACGCTCGTTGGATCTATTTCAGTTAAAATATCTGTAGCTTTACCCATGCCACCCAACATGCCAGCTAACCCAGCTCTTTGACGATTCTGATCTGAAAGATTACCCAATAGACCGCCGCCAGCACCACCGCCGCCACCATTGCTGCCGCTTAACAAGCTTTGGAAAAATTCTTGTTGCTGCCTATCTTTTTCAGCTTTTCTTAACAAGTCTTCAATCTGAGCACGCTTGTAATCAGCGTCTGATCCATGAATCATAGAATTTAAATCATGAGTCTTGCCAAACTTTTCTTTATCAAAGTCGAACCTGCTAGAATCTAGCCCAAACGTCTTACCAAACTTTTCTTTGTCAAAGTCAAACTTGCTGGTATCAAGACCAAAGTATTTAGTTGCTAGCTCAAGCCTAGCTTCTTCTTGTTTTCTTTTTCGATCTAAATCAGCATACGTATCACCTAGCTTAAAGCCTTGGTTCATGCCTTCGGCAAAGCTTCCATATCTACCTTTAGAATCTGGTGTTTGTGTGGCCGACAAGATGCCTTGCCCCAAGCCCCGAAACTGTGGAGACTGCAAGTAAGCCATCAGCTTAGGCGATGAACTTTCAAAGGCTCTTATCTGATCTAATATCCCCATTACATGCCTCCGCCGCCCATTATTCCTTGGCCTTGCGTCATTAAACTGTTCAATAATTGACCAATTAATTTTTCACGCAAACCTGCATTTTCATTTTGCTCTGGCGCATTTTGCCCAAAACCAAAACCTTGCATGCTTTGTGGCAAGTTAGGCAAACCAGGTGTCATTGTTGCAAAATCTGTCGGTACATTTTGTTGATTTAAGGCATCTTGCTGCCACCAAACCCACCACCATCTTGACCGCCTCCTAAATATTCTGTGCCAGGTATGCTTTGTGTGAAAGGATTTGCCTGGGATTGCTGATATTGCTGCATTAATTGCTGAAACATTTGTGGATCTAAACCACTCATATCTCCAAGCCCACTCATGCCGCCAATACCGCCCATTTCATCTAATAACATAATTTATCCTTAAAAAAATCCGCCCATGCCGCCCAATATACCGCCAGCTATGCCACCAGGTAATCCGCCAAAGGCCGCACCTTGAGCAGCACCACCCATGCCACCACCTAAGATGCCAGATAGTCTATTGGCTCCTGGGCCAGCAGGCGTAAACGTGGTTTTATCTTCGCCGTATGTGCCGCGTATAAAGCGCATAAAATCCTCTAATCTTTTATAAGGGGCTTCTTGTGCAAATTCGTGACGATTCATAGCCTCTTCAATACCCTTCTGTGCCTGGTCTTGTCTTGACTCGCCAACACCTGCAAGCTTAGCTAGATTTTGATAATCTAACATTGCAGACGCTTGATCTAAACCTGGCGCACGATTAGCGGCAGATTCCATTAATTTCACAGCTTCCCTGGAAATTGCAGACTGTTCAGCACCTCTGGCTAAATTAGATCTACCCATCCCAGCTAAAGCATATTGGCTTTGTAACGCTGGTATAATATCAGCTAAATTTGCGCCTAAAACTTTATTAATAACTTCTGGATCACTATTTAAAATGCCCTGAGTATAAGCTTTTGATGATTCAAGCAATGGGTTGCCCTGCATGGCTCTGGCTGCAGTTAAGTCTAACGCCTGATTTGTTTCAGGGGCAAAGTTTGCATAGGTTTGACCTGGGAAAAATTCACGTTGTGGGCCATTATATAAACCCTCAGCTCGATTAAACGTGTTTCTTAAATGCGGTATTTGTTCAGCCCAAGGCGCGGTGGTTTGCGTATGTGTTTGCGCTGGTGCTCCACGTTTCTTGCCCATTATCTCTCCCTATAAATCTCAGATATATTCTATATCTTTTCTCATCACAATATACGATTTTTTAAATCCAATTTTCTCTAAAATCTTTTCTAGCCCAAATCTACCATAACACTCTATGGCATGACATTGCTTAAATCTAACATATTCCATGAAACTCTCAAAAAGTGGCAAGACATTATGCTCAAAATCATCTGCACCTAAAAGAAACACTATCAATAGCCTCTTTTGTGGATGCTCAACAATCTCAGTTACCATTGCACCATTAGCCACGTCATCTTGTTCATTATAGAACATCCACAATCTTAAGCTGCCGTTTCTTAACATGTTATACACATCATCTAATGTGTATTCTTCTGTCAGCTCTAAAGAACTTATTAAATACGGCTTTGCAGCTTTCCATGCCAAATTAATATTGTCTGGCTCAACTAAAATAAGTCTCATTACTACCCTATCAAAACGTATGCAAATATTTTATCTGTGTTAGCATCAGATGTATGAGTCAATCCAAGTATAAAGTTATTAACATCCCTGGTTGACATAAACATAGCCCCATCATTTGCAACCGCAGATGCATTTAAGGTCAGCGGAAAATACATGAAAACAGTGTCATTCCCTATCATGCCCTCTGCAAACTTCACGCTAGTTGATACAGTTGATGCATTTAGTGTAAATGTGCCAGTTGAGTTTAACTTGCCATTTAAGCTGTTGTTTATTGCATTTCTGGCTTGCAGCGTCCAATTCTCAATGTTTGTGCCAGTAAAAGTTGTAACACCGTTAAATGGCGTTGTTGTAAAAATAGCTGTTTTTGTGGTCATCTGCGCCCCACTTTTGTTGACTGTATAACGTCTATGCCTTCAGCATGTGAGAAACCATCAATAATTTTAATATATGCTCGCTGAAACCTTGAGTTATTTCTAACATTGGCAAACCCAGAGCTATTAAGATTAACTGTGTTCGAATAGCTGGCTGTAGCATATTCGTTATCACGACCGCTAGTTGCTATAAATATATCCCCAACAAGGTCGCCACCAGCAAAACTTATAAACGGCCTAATTAGAGTAATTGATGTTCTATTGGGCGGGTTAAGCTGAAACTCTCCTGTTTCAAGGATGGCGTCATATACTGATCCAGACTGAAAGAAAGCTAAGTTTAAGTTTGTCCCAATGTAGCCTAGCGCACGTTGCTGGCCCGTCCAAAATGAGGAGTCTAGGGATATTTCAGCCGCGGGCAATGGCGGCAGATGATCTAAATCTGTAGACACCGCATCTAGCCCATCTAGTGTATAGCCCTGTGATAGGGGCGATGCTAAAAAATAGTGATCTATATCTGTGGTCAAGCCTGTGCCGTCATATATATTTGTTCTAAGTATCGACCACCTTGATTTAGCTTGTGGCGAATAATTGTAAAACAAAATAGAGTCATTTACGCCCTCATAAAAAGAGCTAACAGAGCAATAAGACCAACAAATGATTTGCTCTTTAGGGTACGATGTAGCAACAATTCGATCTTTAAATAAAGTATTTAAACCTATCTGATTAGTTGAGTCGAAAAATGTTCTATCAACTTTGCCGCGCCCTATAGGTATCGATTCTCTGCCGTTAAAAACAAAAAACCCATCCTCGGCTAAATAGGCAATATTATTACCAATGGCCACAACAGCACCAGGAGCATATGCGCCTCGATTGCTCTCCATTAAGTCAAACTGAAAAACAACAGGCGACCCAATGTAAGACATTTTAACTATGGCGCGTTCTTGAAATATAATTCCATAATCGCCGCCTATAATTCTCTGAATCCAACCGCCGTTATTAAATAAATCATTAACGCCAGCTTGCGTTGTTGGATCTGTTACGTCCCAAACGTTATTTGTACCAATCCCCGACCATCTAACTCTCAACGGTTGATAACCATCAGCAGCATCATATGTATTGCCCAATACCACAAAATCTTTAACCACGGCTATATGCCTGGCCTTTGGAGGAGGGCCGCCCAAATCTGCAAATACACCACCAATAGTTGCAACCTGAACCGCGTCAGAAAAATCAGTGGCTATTAATTGATTGCCCCATTGAGCAAATTCCCACTGGTCATCTGCAGCTATAGTGTAAACACCATTCGATACGTCAATCCATGTGTTTCCAGATAACTCGTATAACTTATCGGATGTTCCAACATATATATAAGATGTGCCAACCGCCGTGACATCTCGCGCAGAAAATATACCCTGTGGCCTCGAATCTAATGGGGTTGTAGTTATATCGGATGCTTTTTGTATAGATAAATATCCAATCTCACCTGGTATAACACCCTCAGCTCGTGTTAAACCATCGTTTAGAATGGCTGGCAAATCAGGCTTGTATTCTCCAAATTCTAACATTTATCATCCTTAAAAGGTCGTTGGACGGATAGCCCCATGCGCACCTATAAATTGAGCTGTAATATTTTTGCATATCTTTAATGCTTCGTTCCTGGCCTCTTTGCACTTTGCGGCCATCTCAACATCTAAAATAATTGTGTTATATACTTGGTACTCAACTTCTTGTTCTATTAAGTTCTCGGCTTCAGGGTTGTTTGTAAAGTCATTGTTATCAGAGTCGTTAACCAAATCTGCATAATACTTTTCATAATATATTAAAACAGAGTAAACATTATCGGGCGTTGGATAAAAATATAACTTAGAGCCAAACCATGCATAATCTTCTGGCAAGCCAGGATTATCGTTGACGTTCCACTTTGCTATCTGATCTATTTCGCGCTCATATAATGGATAATATGTGCCGCTTAGTGGGCGCAAATAAAATGTTGAAGTGGCACTGTTATATACCACAGAAATAATTTGGTTAGTTAATATGTCGCCAACCTGCAACGCAACACCATTTGGCCTGGTAATAGTTCTAATGCCAAGGCCCGACACATTTAATGTGCTGCCGCCAGTATTTGCA